AAACATCACCCTGTCCGCAATGTCGGGGGTTAGGTGAGGCGTGGGCACCTGACAATGTCTGTATACAATGTCAGGGGAGCAAGTTTTACGAGGAAGACAAAGAAATCGAAATTACAGTTCCCGCTGGGACTTTAGAAACCGATTGTGTTGTGCTCAAGAATTTGGGTCACATTGGTCCCGATCTCCATTCGCGTGGAGACATTGTGATTAAAGTTCAAATCACACCACATCCCATTTTCCAACGCAATGTTAAACAAAGCCGAATCTATCTCGATAAATATGATCTTTTAACGGAGATTGAGATTTCTGTGGCTGAATCATTGTGCGGATTCGAACACAATATTCAACATTTCGATGGACAAACCTATTTGATTCGGTCGCAAAATATGACCCGGGAGGGCGATTTCTTTGAGATTGAACACGCGGGGTTACCTGACCCACAAGGGGCGCAAGGTCCCGACCAGAGGCGTACCGGCAAACTGATTGTGGTCTGTCATGTCAAAAATCTACCACCACTCACACCAGAACAAAAACAACAATTGCGTGATATTCTCACTACTGACACCGGTTATATCAAGTCTCGAGAGTAACACATATTTGGTACCGTAGATCATTTTATCAATTATCGATAATTGATAAAATGAGATATGTAACCACTTTGCGATGCTTTCTTTAGAAAGCCGGACTCTTGCCCAACTTCTCTCTGAGAAGTTGGTTATTGCGAAATGTTGAACCGATTAATTTTGAAGATGTTGGGTTTAATGTATCCAAGGCGCTGACCGTCAATCCACGTTGTTGGCATTTCAAACATATCCTTGAAAATCTTGGTCACTTTGACTGGGTCGTTCTGTTCATCTTCGAAGGTGCGTGGAATATAACGGTATTCCACCTTGGGTGGTGGGCATTGTTTGATTTGATTAATATATCCAATGATGATGGCAATGATACCAATAAAAGTTAGAAGGACGATGATGGCCTTCATTTGATATATTAATGATCATGGAAAATAATTTTTCAATCGCGATAGATGTCCTTAGAGATCATATGGGCTCTAAGGGGTCCATAGGGGGCGAAGCCCCCTACTTTTTGGCTCTCTCATTACGACGTGCCTGAATTCTCTCTTTCAGGTTGTTTTTCAACCGTTCTTCGTTTTCTTTGTCCGCATTTTCTTTAAACATTGCTTTCCTCTTGGCGAAGAACTCGTCTTTCTGACGTTCATTCTCCTTCTTTTGGGCCATCATGTCATTAAGTTGTGGGATCATGTACTCCTGATCCTGGACCGCGTCAGCATGCGGATCCCATGGGACCCAATAACCTGCCGGGAAAACGAAGGTGTGGACATAGGGTTCAATTTCGTCTCTGACCTTCTTGGCATGGGCTTTCGCGTCCGCATAGTCCTCGAAGACCCCACGGACTTTAAATCCACGGACACTTGTTTGGTTGGTGTGTGTCTGGTTAAATTGTGACTCCAATTCCTTCTCGTTCTTGTTTTTATAATCATCGAAACGATCCGTTAACTCCTCTTGGCTGATTCGGTAAGTACGGAGCACTTTGGAGACCTGCTCATCCTCGTTCATTGGCATTTCTTTTCTGAGGCTATCGAGGATGTCGGCAATTTGCTGGGATGTCGCGTCTTTTGAGGTTTTGTATGAATTAATTTTTTTCTCCATCAGATTATTAAATTGTGTGTTGATTTCTTTGATCACATGAGTCGTGGAGTCGATCAGTTGTTGATTGACATCGTGGTAGAGGAAACGATTCACATCAGCAATCAGACGTTCTTTAATTAAATCGTCGGGAGAGACGAAGGATGCTAGTGCCCAGATCTGTGTGAACGTGGATTTATTGCATTTGATAACCACGGGGGGATCCACAGTCAGGTGCTCCGCCTTACGAGTTTGGGATGGAACAGATGCTGTGCTCTCTTGTGTTGTTGGTGTTGTAGATGTGGTTGCCATGTATAATGTATAGATAGAATTCAAGAAATGAGTTTTAAACGAATATAGACTAATCGGTGGTTGATTTTTTAAGTACGTCTAGGAGAGGGAAATTTTTTTCGAGGATTTTTCCTTGCAAAAAATATTTCCACAGCAAAAATATTTTATAGACATTATTATATACAACAACAATGGAATCTGAAAAGCTAGCACCAGTTCGTTCCCTCGGAATCAACTTCCAAGAGATTTTGACCAGAGTCATCAAGTACGTGATTGAAGGAGGTGCAGTGGCCGTTGCTTGCAATGTCCTCATCCGTAAGAAAACCGCCTGGCAAGAAGTCGTCATGATCGCACTGACCGCCGCCGCAGTTTTCGCAATCCTCGACCTCTACGCACCAGCAGTCGGTGTGAGTGCACGTCAGGGAACCGGATTTGGAATCGGTGCAACTTTGGCCGGTTTCGGGGGTGTGACTCTTCCAGGTGTCCCACCACCAATGTAAGCAGCTTATTAGAAAGAAGCTTGGCAAGAAGAGGCAATATTGTGTTGATTAAAATAACTCGATTTTCTTGTTTACACGACAAGAAAATTGAATTCTGAGAATGGGTATCAATCGACCAAGATTATCATAATGTCAGTCGAAATCCCACTTCATGATCGGACTGGAATGGTGGTCAAATATGCTTTAATTTCTCCTGAGGATAAGGAGCTGATTGAGAAATATAAATGGCATCAGGTTCATGGAAAATATGCAGCGGCTTGGATCAATGGTCGTCAAACACGAATGCATCATGTGATTTTGGGCAAACCAGGAGAGAAAATGGTGATTGATCATAAGAATCAGAATGGATTCGATAACCGACGGGAAAATTTACGGATGGCCACATTCTCTCAAAATAGTCAAAATGTGACTCGACACCCCAATAATGAATATTTCGGCATCGGTTTTACGAAACGTGAGCAAAAATGGTTTTCACGATGCCAGAACCATCATTTGGGATCCTATGATAACCCTCGAGATGCCGCATTAGCATATGACAAATGCGCATACCTCATTTTTGGAAAAGATGCCAAAACGAATCATTTGGTTGCATATGAGGAATGCAAAGATTTAAAATTAGATGATCTCGTGAGGACAAACAGACATCAACTACCCAAATATATTTATTTTAATAAGAGTAAGGGTCTATTTCATGCACATCGGGAAATCAACCACCAAATCTTCCAGTCTCCATGTTACAAAACGCAACAAGAGGCCGAGAAATGGTTAACGGAAAGACAATCACAATTTGATGAAATCATTAAAAATCTGACAATGTCTCAACAAAATCAACCAATTACACGAAACGACCACGGTCAAGCAATCATTAATGGTCGTGGGATTACGGCCATTGTGGATGATGACCTCTGGACAAAACTTAATGAATATTCATGGGGATCCAACAACGGATATGTTCATGGATTGGTCAATGGTAAACGGATAGCAATGCATCGGCATATTATGCAATTAAGAGGGCATGACTTAACCTTATTAGATAGTCGAAAATATTACGTGGATCACATTAACGGACTTAAATATGATAATCGATATGGTAATCTACGAATCAACACGACATCTGGTAATGCGCATAATCGGAAAAAAGATCCAAATGCATCAAGTAAATACCATGGTGTCCATTATTATCAATCACGGTCAAAATGGAGTGCACTGATCCAGAAAGACCATGTACAATATAATCTGGGTGATTTTATCACAGAAAATGAAGCAGCTCAGGCATACAACATTAAAGCTAAGGAATTATATGGGGAATTTGCAAAATTAAACGTAATAGAGGGTGAGATCGTGAATCACGAGAGGACTAGAAAGAAAATTAAAGATAATTTATGTCCATATCATGGGGTGCGATATGATAAGCGACGCTCAAAATGGATTGCGGAAATCAGTAAGGATTGTCATCGATACTACTTGGGACAGTATGAAACGGATAAGGAGGCTGCAATGGCATACAATAAAAAAGCCGTGGAACTTTATGGAGATTTAGCTAATTTAAACAATTTGGCTCCTTAAAAAGGACATGGATTTTCTTGTTTTTATGACAAGAAAATTGAATTCACTTTGATCGGGAGGAATCCCATTTTATATTACACGAACATAGTGATGTCATGGTGTTTTCCAAATATGTACACACAGGCCTACAAAGTAGTTTACGAAAGTCCAAATGGTAAAACATATACCTCTGCAAAAGATCTCGATGACGATGATTATTGGTTAGAAGGTGAAAAATTGTCGGAAATTCTCTGTGAATATTTTGATGATTGTCCATCATTCATCATGAAATATACCTTTAAAAATCGTATTCCACTTGAGGTCAAAATGATCCTTAATCCAAAATTTAACATTGCTAATTATTATTAATATCTGAAAGCTTTTCAGAATACAAAAATTGATCCGGTTCAAAACTGAATGATTCGGAACCTGATCAATTAACACACAAATGGGCAATTTTTGTAACAAATCACATACCCAAGTGAAATATCAGCCGGTCATGCTCATCGGAGGATCTGGGGGGACGGGAGAAAACGAGTTTGAATTTGATGGCTATCGGGTCCAACGCCGAGGCGAGATCGTGACTATCTGTGGTCATTCGGTTGAGTTAGTCACACACCGATCGAATGATCGTCTCATTTCTCTGATGACCTATAAAATCGGACCCTTTATCTACCGTTACCAAGATCTGAAAATTAAAATTCCTGGTTTAACGGTTATCGACTATGATAAAAAGGGTAATGCCACTTGTAAATTCATCGAATATGGGTGTGATACTGATGTGATCGTGAAGAAAAGTGTAACAAAACCGTTATTCCCATTGACAAAGTATTACGAGTATGCTGAAAATGTCAATATTAAAGTGGATTGGTTTACCGCCTTGTTCATGGAATCCTTGGGACAACGATATGTCGATACGGATCGTCTGGCCAATTCATTGTGGGAACGTTATAAATCGTCATCCCTGCTACCACCATCATCCCCATCTCCGGCACCTTCCCAATAAATTGGACGTATGCATACAAATCGGAAAAATTGAATTTACTTTGATTCCGAATATTGATGGATTTTACAATCATTTCATTTATCAATGGATACCGATCCACCTCAGCAACCACCTCAGCAACCACCTCAGCCACCTCAGCAACCGCATATTATTGTCGTGATTTCCGGTATTAATAAACGCCCCCATGGAGAGGAAAACAACGACGGAAAAGACGACAATGACAGCGACGAGGCTTGGGAGATGCCAACCAAAAGGTCGAAATCGGACGCATCGTCACCATCGTCATCATCAACTGACACGGGTATTGATGAGTGTAATAAATCGGATTGTGATCACTTGGATTATGAGGATCAAGAAATTGATCCCAAGGACCAAGAGCTGGGAAACATTACCCAAGTGAATAATATTAGTGACTTGATTCACTTGGGTAATTTATACCATTGTCGACGAAGAACATCTTACATGGGAATTAATCTGTACCGCCTTCACAAACTCCGAACCCCGTTGAAAAAACTGGACAAAATGATTGGTCTGCAAAAAATCAAGGAGAATATTGTCAACCAAATTGTTTATTTCCTTTCAGGATTACAAGGGAATCAAGATGATATGATGCATACCATCATTGAAGGTCCTCCGGGTTCCGGTAAAACCGAAGTGGGTCGCATCTTAGGCGAGATTTATATGACCATGGGTCTGTTGGATAAGAATGTCTTCAAGATTGTTAAACGATCGGATCTGGTCGGTCGATATCTTGGTCACACCTGTATGAAGACACAAGCGGTGATTGATTCGTGTGCGGGAGGGGTCATGTTCATTGACGAAGCGTATTCATTGGGTGATAATGAAGGTCGTGACAGTTTTTCCAAGGAGTGTCTGGATACGTTGAATCAAAATCTGTCTGATAACAAAGGGAAATTCCTATGTATCATTGCCGGTTATACCGATGCACTGGATCGAAATTTCTTCGCTTTCAATGATGGTCTCAGGCGCCGTTTTACTTTCAAATATGTGATTGAAAAATACACAGCAGAAGAACTTCGTGACATTTTCTTGTCAAAAGTTAATGACTTCGGGTGGAGTATTTCGCCGGAAGTTAATTTGACCCAATTCTTCACGAAGAATTATCAATTGTTCCCCCATTTTGGAGGTGACATCGAGACCCTGTTTCTCAATCTGAGAATTTACCATGGGCGTCGAATCTTCTGTTTGGATAAAACACAGCATCGCAAGAAGTTGACACAAGAAGATTTTGATCAAGGGTTGCGAATTTTCTCGGGACACCGTAAGAAAGACAATGATGATAATATGAGCATGAAACTGTGTTCGATGTATCTGTAGGCCTACAGCACATCCGGTGTGTTAGTTTGTCGAGGGTTGAAAAGCCCAATTGAGATCTACGCAGATCTTTTTCCAAATTTTATCCTGTTGACATAATTTATCTTTGGATTTCAATAAATTAAATTGCGGCAAAAACTCGGTGTAACCGAGTAACTGACAAAATTTGTAAATCACATAGGCATACGACAGGAAATTAGTCCTCCCCGGAGGGCAGTGGCGTTCAAAGGGTTCTTGAATTTTTAAGAACATATTGCAAAGCTGGTCCTCGGTTTCTGGAGTAAATGAAACTGGTTGGATACCGTTTAAGTGATAGATGATTTGATTAATATTTTCATAATATTTGTTATACCCCATGTGAGCATATTTCTGTAAATATTTCTTGACGCGTGGTTTATCCAACGTGGATAAATCGATTCGTCTCTCCTTTTTGAATTCCACTAGAACCGCATCATAAACTTCTTGTGGAATTTTGGTCGTTTCTTTGGCTTGAAAATGGGCCAATTGCTCTTTGAAATGGTTAATTCGTTTGTAGGCGAAATACATATTATCATGGGGTGGGTCATGATAGGACGGTTTGTCAGACTCCATGATTGTTTGGACCTCTTCACCACATTTGGGACAAATCATGGTTGCCTCGTTGGGAATCAATTCTCGTTGTATTTGACACCGAGGGCAAAAATCATCTCCCGCATGGTATACTGGGGCAGGTAAGTGACGTGGGTCTGTGTGGATCAAGAATTCTTCATACAAGTCGGCCCGTTGTGGTGAAACTTGAGAATTCAAATTGAGAAGCGGTTGAGAATGATTTCCTAAAAACTTCTCAATATTTGAAGCGACCATAGGTGTTGTGAGAATTGCTGATGCCGTAGCGGATTGGCTCGGTTTGTTTGGTGATGTATCGTAGTAATCCATCATCAATTCTCCAGTTTTGATATAAAAATCAGTCATTTCATTCATCTGTTCCAAGTTAGTAATTTCTTGGGCCAGTGAATTGATTTCTGTTTTTAACTGATGCATGGCGGCAAATTCATCAGAATCCATTACACAAGGATCTTTGTTTGAAAAAGAAGAATATTTTCGCTGTATTTGTTTGAGTTTTTTCCGTTTCAATGGAAGTTGGCGGTATTCTGATGCGAATTGTTTGACTTGCTTGTTGTAATCGGTATCCACATTGGATTTCTTGCTGATACTTTTCTTTGTTTGCATTAGTATAACTGGCTTATCACCACAGATTTAAATAACTTTGCTTCGCTTTATTCGATCTGTTTAACATTAAAATTAATTTGATTCCGACGAATTCCCAGTTGGTCGAAATCATATCGTTCATCCTCTTTTTTCCCCTTACTATCCAGGAAGACATCATTATTTTTCCAGAAAATTGGATAACATAATTTGAAGTTATCATTATCAGGCCGATTTACGTCCGCCCGATACCAGAAAACTTGGTCTTCCAATCGATCACTATTGGAACAGTTATCAATCACCAGGCAACCATAATTTTTGGTGCATTTATTGAGAACGACACGAAACATGTCTAAGCAAGGAAAGATTCCCGCAAATTGTTTGTATAATCGTTCCTGGTTGCACAGTTTTGGTTCCTTACAAATGAAAATGTAGTCCACATTGGTTCTCAAACTCGGAGGGATTCCCATGCAATACTGCATGGTTAGGACGAACGTTGTGGCAGCGTGTCGACCATTCATAAAAATCCATCGAATCGTTTTATCTTTGACCCATTCTTGACTGTCGGCCAAGCAATCATCAAAAATAATAAAAGTGCGAGGATCCACGTTTTTGTAAGATGGGTCTTTTTTTACTTTGGTGCAAATATCTTTTTGCCGTTGCAGAATTTGCTCCAAGAGCTCGGGGGTGTAGTCTTCATGAATGAAGATGGCTGGAACATGTGGACAATAAGTTTGGTTATAATCATCAGTGGGTGAGATCACTGTTCCCAAAGGGAAATCCCGGTGATGATACAAATAATCCAAAACCAAAACCGATTTTCCTGTGCCTCGTTTACCGATAAACAGGATGACTTTGTTGTCCTTAATCGACGACATATTAAATTTTTTAATGTGAACGTTAACAGGCTCACCTCCGCCTGATTTAGTTTTTTTAGGCATTATATATTTTACCTTGATAAGATAAAATATTTCTGGACGATTGTCACGTCAACCGATTGAAAGGTCGACGTGATCATCGAATGGGATATACATGTGTCTTAAAATGGTGCGGCTCCTGCGATCATCTCCTCACCGATTCCAGGAATTGCTACTGTGGGACCAGTAGTGATCTTTGGTAAATTGGCAACACTACGGATCATAACTTCCTTAATATTAGCGCTGGGTGAGAGCCATGTCAGAATGTAAATGGTTGACCAAACGATTAGGATAGTGAGTGAGATCACTTTGAAATAGGTGCTTTTCTTTTTGGGTTTGTCGAACAAGCGACTGTCAATGTACATGATAAGCCATGTGGCCACTGCGACTCCGATTGCAACGAGAAAATATTCCCACATTTTCTTATAAACATGTAAAGGTAAATTTTTTTGATTATTTAAACTAATTTTGCGACATGTATCACAAAGTCACAAGATGTATATGTTGGTGAAGACCCATTATTTACCAATTTTTTTTAAATATGCACTAAATCTTTGATACGACTGTTCCTCTTCTGGTGACAATTGAGAGGAAGTTGAAATGATTATTGATGGTTCGGTATCATCTTTTAAATAATTTTGGTCGAGCGGTATTTCTTTAATTTGAGATGGCGTAACGTCACCATCGTCTGATGTTTCGGGGTTGAGACTCGGCGGTGATGTTTCCATGGAAACACTTTGACTGACTTGTTCGATCATCTGATCGAACATAGGATTAATGTTAGGTTTGTCGTCACCGTCGTTTTCCGTCTCTGTTTCTATCCCCTCGTCAGAATCAATGTCTTCGTCACTCTCTCCCTCACCATCATCGAGATCTTCTTCCATAAGATTATTGATGATTTCATCAGTACTGTTAGATGCATTGTCTGTTGACTGTGGGGGAGGAACTGGATCCACTGTCTCTATTGGTATTGGGTCCGTTGGTTTGGATGGATCTTCTGGAGACTGAGGTGGATCCGGTGTCTCTATTGGTACCGGTGGTATTGGGTCCGTTGGTTTGGAAGGATCTTCAGGAGACTGAGGTGGAAGTGTTGTTTCTATTGGTATTGGGCCCATTGGTTTGGATGGATCTTCTGGAGACTGAGGTGGAAGCGGATCTACTGTCTTTATTGGTATTTGTGGTATTGGGTCCGTTGGTTCTGTCGGTTTGGATGGATCTTCTGGAGACTGAGGTGGATTCGCTATCTCTGGTATTGAGTCCGTTGGTTTGGAAGGAATTTCAGGAGATACGTTCGCTGGTTCTATTGGCATGGGTGGAATAGGAACCGGATTCTCCGAATTTGGGGGCTTGGGTGGTTCCGTGATTGGTTTGTGTGGTAGAGTATTTGACTGTGTTTCTGGTGGCGGTGCATCATCATCGAGCATGATGATATATTGATCGTCGATGGGGGGTACTTCAGTCGAGATTTGTTTTTGCGGAGATGGTAAGGATGTTTGTGTAGGTAAGTTAGGTGTTTCCATCATTTCGGCTACT